GTTATCAAAATGATATATGAGCCATTTTTCAATATGCACGTTTTGTTAACTTATGACGCTATTGCAGCACTTCAAGCGGTGGCTTTTTTCTCTATTATTTTTCATTTATTTTTTATCGCTTACTTCGTATACAGAAGTATTAAGGCGTTTAAAAAGTCAAATTTGCGGTTATCCGCTAAGGTGTAGTTATGCTGGTCTATATGGGTGAGCTTTTAAAGGCAGAAGATAAGGACGGTTTTAAATCTCTTACTTTTCGCTCTGAGCGTTACGATTATAAGCTTGGTGAGGTTGTGCCGTTCGGTGAAGGTATTATCGTTACAGACGAATGCGAACAATTTATGACTAATTACCAAAAGCACGTAGGTGAGATTGTTTCTATTTCTGTTCGTCCTATCATTGGTAAAAATAAGCGTGATATTTATTATTTAACGCTCAGTGATGTCTTAGATCCAACTGAGCTGTTAACTGCTCAATAGGAAATTTTATGTACGTCTGCCAGACTCTTGATGAAGCGTCCAATACGTGCATGGAATGGGTCGTTTATAACGCCCCTCAGACCCTCGCCCTATCTCAAGCTGATGCTTATTTGGTTGGGCAGTGGGTCATATCATTCTTTGCTATGTGTGCAGCTTACGCAATCATAGCAAAGGCAATAAAACTAGCTTAAAAAGGAAAGCTATCATGTCTGAAAATAACGTTGTTGTTGCGCCAACTAAAAAACGCAATACATTAGCTCAAGCTGCTGTTGCTTTTGCTGTGATTTCTTCTACCAATGCAGCATTGGCAGCAGAGGATAATATTAGTTCCTTGGGTACTGGTGTAACTGAAAATATCAGCGCTGCATTGACAGTTGCTTTGGGTATTTTTGCCATTGGTGTTGGTATTCTCGGCACGTTTAAAGGCTATCAATATCTCAAATCAGGCGTTAACAAAGCCTAATTTGTTGTAAAGCGTTTAATTGATAGCTCTACCCTAAAAAGTAGGGCTATCTTTTTTTTAAGGATATGAATATGACTGATGCCCCTAGCTTACTTAATTTGCTCCCTTATGCCATGATTGCTTTTGCTCTTGTCTTGGTTACTTGGTCGTTTAGATAGGGGTCGATATGAATATCATAATTAAGCGTTTTATAGCCTTTGCGCTCTCTTTTGCTCTTGTCATTGTGCCGTCTTACGCTGTCTATGACCCAAACCCTAAGCATAGCAAATGGTTTCAAGACTCAATCGTTAATGATCCAACCGTTAAAAGTACAGTCGAAGTAAAAGCAAATCGCAATTATCCGGTGACAGTAGTTGACCCACAAACTGGCGCAAAAGACACAATAACCAAAAATCAAAAATCAACTATTAAAGTCCCTGCTAGTGCTGCCAAAGTCGGCAAAAGATTGCTAAGGGGCGGTGTCGCTGGGGTTATCGGTGCTGCTCTCTATGACATATTGGGTAAATCTGTTGATTGGGTGTTAGACCCTGATAATAATGCTGTCAAATATACTGAAAACGAAGTCCAACAATGCAAAGTTACTTCTTCTGGTTTTGGTTATCCCAACGGCTCAAATATCACCATTGCTCAGTCAGAAGCTCTTTCAGGTGGTACTTATATCGGTCTTAGCTCCGGTGGCAGACCTAAGTTTTCAACTCCTGACGGTGTTGTTACTTCCGGTATTCTGTCTTGCACTCCTGAACCAGTTGATAAAAGTTTACCTATAGAAGATGTTGCTGACAAAGTTATCGAACAAGCTGATGATGGTCAAGCTCCAGCTATGGAAGTTATCAGAGACTCAGCACTTGACGAGCTTGAAGCTGGCGAATTAGACGATCAACTAGAGTCTAAAGCAGAGCCAAAGCAATTCGGCCCGAACGAGTATGACCCCGGCACTGAGCCAAACCCTGAAAATCCTACTGACCCTGAAAATCCTACTGACCCTGAAAATCCTACTGACCCTGAAAATCCTACTGACCCTGAAAATCCTACTGACTCTGAAAACCCAAACCCTGACCCTATGCCTACAGAATGGCCAGCGTTTTGTGATTGGGCTACGCCTGTTTGTGATTTTATTGATTGGGTCAAGGCCGAGCCTGAGCAGACAGATACAGAGATTGACTTGCAAGAGCCTGACGAAGAGCCGACAGATACTAATTTTGATTTTGGTGGCTCATGTCCTGCGCCTATCGTCTTTAAGGGTTCTATTTTTGGCCAGTCTATCGAGTTCACGATGCTAGATACTGTCATGCTATGCGACTTTTTATCTACTTACGTTAAATGGCCTGTTTATGCTGCATCAAGTTTGTTCGCAATTTATATAGTAGGAGGTCGTAAAGAAGATGGGTAGTCTAGCTGCGTTATTAAAGTCATTAAATAAAGGTTGGTTAAAAGATGTTTTAACTGGTGCTGGTCTTACGCTTGGCACTGCTGGCGCATCAATGTTTTTGATAAATCAATTCATTGATAGGTTTAGGGCTAATACTGGCGGTATCCCTGCCGATATTTTAAGCCTTGCTCATATTGCTGGTTTTGATTATGCAATTAGTATTATTTTAGGCGCAATCGTGACCGCTGCAACTTTGGGCGCTTCTAAACTCTCACTACGTAAAAAATGACGACGTTTTGAGGAGGAGGAAGAGGAGGAACGACGATTGACGACGACGAAAAACGGAGGAATTTATAAATGTTAGGCTTAGTTACTGGCGTACCGGGCGCAAAGAAAACGGTTTTTGTCGTCTCAAAATTAGACAAAACAGAGTCAGAGAACAAAGTTAATCTGGTTAAAAATATTGCTTACTATCAGCATAACCAAAAAATCATCAATGATTATGATTTACAAAATCAGATGACCTATTATTATGAAGATGTTGGCTCTGGTCATTTGCTCAAGCAAGAAATGACTATACTGGCCGATGACTACTTTGATATGTTATCTGTCGAGTATGACGATTTACGGCCAGATGACTACTATAAAGTGGCCACTATTTATAATAGTATTATTAATCGTATTGTCGAAACTGAGAATATAACTGGCTTTAAGTATCTGTTACCAGTGCGAACGATATACGCCAATATTAACGCCTTGAAAATCGACTTTGTGCGCTCGTTATATGACTTGCTTGATGATAGAGAGTATATTGACTGGCGCAAGGCTCCTGATGGTTCAATCATTGTTATTGACGAAGTTCAGCTTGTCGAGCCTTACAAGCAATCAAAGAATAAAGATGAGCCTATCATTCAAGATTTGACCATTCACCGCCATAGAGGTTTTGATTTTTATCTAATTACTCAGTCGGCTAATCTGCTTCATGTCCAGATAAAGGATTTGATCGGGCTGCATTGGCATATAACAGTGCCGTGGGGCTGGGTGTCAAAGGTTTATCAATACGGCTCATACCGTCAAAATCCCAACGCTGTGAAAGAAGGAGAAGAGGAAGGAGGAAAAGAAGAGGTGGGAAAAAGGGAAAGGGCCCAGAAAACACCATAAAGACCAAATTGCAAAAC